TTTAAGCTTGACATTTCCCTTATTGCGATCCAGTCTCAACAAATATGGGAGATTTATTTGATTTTCACCAAAGTGCCATCGACAAAGTTCGCGGCAAAGGGGCACCCTTACCACCAATAGCAGCACCAGCCAAGGCGGAAACCGTTAGTTCGATTTCATCAGCGTCGGGGTCTTTGCGAGCCAAAAAGAGAAAAGGACTCGCGGCGAGTATTCTAGCGGGGCAAGAAGGCACCAAGAAGCAAACATTAGGCTAATGGCAAACGACACAAGAGCTAGAAAAATCATCCAAGACTTCGAGGCGTTCCCCGAATTCGATAATTGGAAGTCCTTTGGGGAAAACATTGCCATTTATGGGGAAGAGCGCAAGGGTGGCTTGCTGGGCGGGAGGACCGCTGGGCAAATAGACAACACTAGGATATTCGACACAACCTTTAGGGAAGCCCTAGAGATTTACTCCGCTGGGGTTGTTTCGGATTTAACGCCCCCGAATGAAGCGTGGCTAGAGCTAGAGAGCCAAAGCTTTACCGCCGAGGAGTCAGAGAAAGAATTTTACAATGAAGCATCCGATAGAGTTCGCACCCGTATTGGGCAATCGAACTTCTATCGGGGCTTCCACGAGGCCGTTCATTCGGGCGGGATGTTTGGGACTATGTGCATAGCTATGTTGCCCCGTCCTTCTAAGTTGTTTAACTTTGAGGAAATCCCCTATGGCTTATATCGCTTCCGCGAGGACGGAGACGGGATGCCCGATGTTGTATTTAGGGAATACGAGGGAAAGACCGCCTCTCAGCTAGAGGATATGTTTAGGGAAGAGCTAGCGGATGGGAGGGCAACGTTCTCCGAGAAGATGACGGAATGCCTAAACTCCGATGTAGCCGACAAAAGGAACGAGAAGTTCACATTGATTCACAGAGTTCAACCAAGAAAGAACGCATCCAAGGAGCCATTGGCTAGGCCCGAAGATCGCCCCTACGAGTCAGTGTACGTAATCAAAGAAGAAAACCACACGTTGTTAGACAACGACGGGTTCTTCTATCAGGTTTACATAGTGGCTCGCACGTTGAAGTCTCGGCACGATGGCGGCATGGGTCGTAGCCCTGGTACGCAAATTTACCCATCAACTCGAATGATTAACCGAGCCATGCGCGATGCTGGCGTAGCGGTAGAGAAAACGGTAAACCCCCCAATACTAGAACCCAAGGACTCTTCGTACCAAATGGACACTCGGCCTCACGGGAGGATTCCGTTTGATCCGCACGTACCCAATGGGAAGCCCGAACCCTTTTACGAGAATCCAAACATTCCGTTCTTGGAGTTTTACATCAATCGCCTAGAGCGTCAGATTAAATCCGCGTTCTTTAACGATCTTTTTAAGTTCTTCACGGACCACGATGTCGCCACGACGGAAAAGACAGCATTCGAGTCTCAGCTACAAGCCGAGGAGCAATTGCGTTTATTTACCCCGATCTTCTTAAACATAACCGACGAATGCCTAAATCGAGTAATCGAGAACGTTTTCAAGGAAATGTTTATTCGAGGCGAGTTCAATGACTTGCTAGATAAAGTAGGCGGGTCGGAAGCAATCTCTAATTTCTCGGTTGTTTACAACTCTAGGATTGCCCTAGCGGTTAAATCCCAACGCACCCAAGGGCTATTGCGAGTGGCTAATCTAGCCAACGTAGTAGAGCAATTCGTTCCAGGGGCGGGCGCGCGAGCAATTGACTGGGAAAGCGGGTTAGCGCAAGCGGCCCTAGACAGCACAATATCCGCCAAGATAGTGAATGACGCGGATACTATAGACCAATTGAAGCAAAAAGACAATCAAATAAGCGAGTTAATGCAAGCCCTAGAAGCCGCTCAAATGGCGGGTCAGGCGGCATCCCAATTCGCATCAGCACAAGGATAAACAATGAAAGAGGACAAGCCAGGAGACTGGGAGATTGTGACCGCATATAAGCGATTGCTTAACTCAGAGGACGGAGTGAAGGTACTTGACCACCTAAAGGCCATTTGCCGATTCAACGACCACGCCTTCAACTATGACATAGGCATGGAACGAATGAGTGCCATGCACTACACTACTCGCATAATTAACTACATGGAATACATGCGAGATAGGGAACCGCTCAAAACCCCAACGGATAAAGACCCATTGGATCTAGGAATAAAAAACGAACTATAATATGTACACAAGAGAAGGAAGCAGGATACTAAGGGATGGCGAGCACGTAGCCACTCTAACCGACGGAAAGGTTAAATACGAAAAGGGATGCAGCAAGTACCGCTTGCCAATAGCCAAATTGCTAAAGGCTCCGGCGGCACCCAAAGCCAAGGCCGTTAACACTTGGGACATGCCTGTTCACAAGGCTTTCCCTGATGCCCCAGGTAAGCATTCCCCTATGGGAGACAAAGACTCCGACTTGGTTCGGTGGATCTATGAAAACCACAGGGAGGACTTTGACAATAGATACAAAGGCCGGAAGACTTGCATTGGGCACAACCAACGCAAAAACGAAGAAAGCCCCACCAGGAAAGCGGTGCGAGCACAAGCCCTTGGGTTTGCGGATAAAAGGAACAGAGTCGGGAGTAACCCCGAAAGTCATGGATTCACGGGTGTATTTGCCCGCGAGTACGAAGTAGGATTTAACAACGGATAAGGATATGTCAGAAAACCCATTAGCCCAACCACCCGTCAAAGCTCCGGCGGCACCCGAAACTCCACCTCCGGCACCGGATGCTGCTCCCGCGACACCCGCTCCCGCCGTGTCTGATGCTGCGGCGTTCCACACCATGTTCGATGATTCGGGCGCGTTTAAAGAGGGAGCATGGGACTCGTTCCCCGTCATAGAGGGTGAAGACATCTCTAAGTTCCAAAAGCTAGGGGCAAAGACCCCCGACTTGCAAACATTGGTTAGGAACACCGTTCAACTAGAGAACATGCTAAGTAACGATAAGTTACCCCTACCAAAACCAGGTGACGGACCAGAGGCGTGGGATAGGGTGCACGATGCCTTGGGCCGACCAGAAGAAGCCAAGTACGTGCTGCCAGATGGGTTAGAGATGCCCGAGGACCAACAAGCCCCCATAGATGCCGTCTTCCACAAGGCGGGCGTATCTCAGCGTCAAGCGGATAGCATGTACCAAGACATTGCCCAAATCATGCAAGGGCAAATTGCGTCTGATGGGGATGCTCAATCGGCCCAAGTAGAGGCCGCTGTAGCGTCGCTAGAGGCAGAGGTCGGCCCAAGGAACACAGAGGCTTATTCGGCGGCATTGCGCAAAGCCGATGTTGTGGCCGAGCACTTGGGACTAAATGACTCAGCGTTCTTCGAGACGCCTGGTTTCGCGGCAAAGCTAGCGAGTATGCACGATACCCTAATTGACAGCAAGGTAAAGGGCGACCCAAATTCGACCATTTCCCAATCCCAAGGGGCACAGGCCATCATCGACAGCATCCAAAATAATCCACAAGACCCAAGATATGCGGATTATCGCCGCTCTGACTGGAATAATACACATCAATACGTAATGGATTTAATGGATCAAATCGCCGCCAGCAAGGTCGCAGAGGGCTAAGAGTGAATTATTTTCACTTTTTTGCATTTTAAGCTTGACATGTCGGGCTTATTGATATTGAGTCTCAATAACAGCGGATAATTCGTCGTTTTGACAAACCCCCTGGAGTTAGTATTCTTTTCCAAAAAAGTACTGCCCAAGCGGGGAACAGGAAATTGAGGAACTCGGCCCAAGCCTGGGCAAACCTTAATTAAAAATTAAATGTCATCACAATATCCTAATGCATTCGCTCAGAAGTTTGCGTCGGATGTGCACATCCAGTACCAACAGAACGGGTCTCGCCTAAAAGGCAAGGTCAACGAACGTTCTTTGGTTGGTGGTGAGACCCTGTGGTTGCCTCAAATCGGTTCCGTTAACACGGTAAACGCATATGAGCGCCACGCGACAACTCAACACAACGATACTCCGCACACGACTCGCAAGCTCACAGCGAACCCAGAACGCCAGTCCGATCTTATCGACGTACCAGATAAGAATCGCTCTGTGGCCCAATTTATGGGTCCATACGCAACCAACTTCGCCCACACTTTCGGACGTCGTTACGATACTATCGTCCTAGAGGCGGCAGTCGGAACGAACTACGAAAAGGTAGACGGAGCAACCACAGAAACAAGCATTGCGCTTCCATCAACCCAACAGGTTGCAGTTGACCTAGGTGGTTCCACCGAAGGATTGACCCTCGCAAAGCTTATCGAAATGAAGTCTATTCTTGGTCAGAATGAAACTCCAATGGGGGAAGCCCTCATTTATGTTCATCGCCAAGAGCAACTAGACGATCTCTTGAACAATGTAAGTCAGGTATCCGATGCCGACTTCGCCGCTGTTAAAGCGTTGGTTCAGGGTGACGTTAACTACTTCATGGGCTTTGAGTTCCTAAAGACTCAAACCGTGGCAGTTAGCGCTGGCGACATCGCTTCGACCGTTGGTTATACAAAATCTGCACTCGTTGCGGGTATCACTGAAGGATTCAACACTCGCGTTGAGCAACTCGCTAGCCATAATTACTCATGGCAAGTGTGGGCTGAACAAGACATTGGTGCAACCCGCATCCAAGAAGAAGGTGTTGTTGAAAACCTCTGCGACCAAAGCCCTTAATAGGAGATAAATAATCATGGCAGCAGTAACAGATGCAACATATTACACTAATCAAGTCGGTGGTACTAATGGCGATTCTCGCGTAAAGACGTACCCACGGGCTCAGAACTATCGCATGGTTCGCATTCGTCGCGACCTAGCTGGTACGGAGTCAGCACTTGACACCTTCAACTTGTTTAAGTTGTCGGTTGGTCAAACGTTGATTCCTGGCCTTTCCTTCGTTGTTCACGATGACGCAGGAACGACCCTAACGCTAGATATTGGCGATAGCACAGACGGAGACCGTTACGCAAACGGGATTGATCTTGCAGCAGCAGCAGGCAAAACGGAATTTACTTCCATTGCAGCAGCAGGCGAAGATACCCCATTCCAAGCGACTTCGGCCCTTGAGGATGTCGTAGTTACAATCGCAACCTCCGGCACACCCGCCGCAGCTTCGTGCGTATTCTACTTGGCAATAATCGACGAGTATTCGGAACAGTAGTTTCCTTGTCCTAGTATCGCAATAGCGGTACGTTCTTCATAAAGTCCTCCCGCCTTCGGGTGGGGGGCACCTTTAAAGTATGGCCGATTCTAAAACCGACATTATCAGAGAGGACTATCTCAAAAGACATAGAGAAGCCTCTGCTAGAGACCATGCCAAGCACATTGACGCAAGAAGGAAAAAGAAAAGAGAATATCAACAAGCGCACAGAGAGAAGATGCTTGAAACATCAATAGCTTGGAATAAAGAGAATTACAGTAAGGTTAAGTGCGCTTCGAGGAAGCACCAAGCAAAAATAAGAGCAATAAAAAGAAAGTCCATTGTGCTTTTAAACAAATTAGAAAAGCAGTTTATAGATGGGATCTATAGGGACTGTAGTAGATTAAATGAAATATTTGGAATGCAGGTTTTTGAAATAGATCACACAATTCCAATGACTAAGGGGGGTCTTCATTCCCCTAATAATTTACAGATTGTTCCTAAGAGCTGGAATAGATCTAAGCACAATAGTCATAGCAATAGATGGGAGGTTCCTTATGGCGGATAGCAAGACGGACATCATAAATCTCGCGGCAACGTATATTTCCGAAGCTAGGGCAATTGACCCAGAGACGGATACGGGAGAAACGCCACGCACACTTAACTTTTTATACGATCACGCTCGCAAGAAGGTGCTTAGGGCACATACTTGGGGTTGCGCGAAAGTAGACGTACAGATTTCATCGGATAGCACCGCACCGTTATTCAAATGGGCGAGAGCATATACGCTCCCCGTGGAATGGGTACGCAATGTTAGTATCTCTGAAACGGACATAGACTTCATCGAGTGTCCGAGATACGAAATCAAGGGTAGAAAGCTTCTAACAGACGAAGCATCCCCACTTAATTTAACTTACATCCAAGATCTTACAAATGTAGGAGATATGGATGACATGCTAATAGAGGGCATTGCACGTCGCTTGGCGGCAGATGCTTGCTTGGCTAGAACGGATTGGCTCCCCCTCTTGGACTTCTTGGAGCAAAAGTACGAAGTCTATATAGAAGAAGCGAAGTTCACCGACACAATGGAGCGCAGACGGGCACTACCGGATGGATATGTTCATTCTGGTTGGGATACGGCGCACTTTGGGGGAGGGTCTCCTTAATGTCTCTTTGGCCGAACATCAATCGCTTCAACGCGGGTGAGTGGAGCCCTAAGCTAGATGGCAGATGGGACTTGGATGATTATTCTGCCGCGCTAAGAAAGTGCGATGGATTCATTCCGCTCAAATATGGTCCCGCAGAAAGAACCACGGGTACGGAGTACGTAGCCGAAACCAAGGACAGCACTAAGTCTAGTCGCTTGGTTCGCTTTCGGTTTGACTCTACTACGAACTACATCATGGAGTTCGGGCAGCTTTACATCCGTTGGTACGAAGGAGGGGACACGCCTTCTCAACTATCAGCGGGAACACCCTCGGCGTGGGCAACAACCACGGCATACGTAATTGGGGATCTCGTAGAAGAAAGCGGGACTAACTACTATTGCCTAGAGGCCCATACTAGCGGCACCTTCGCCACAGACTTAGCCGCAAACAAGTGGTACACCCTAACCGGATCTATTTATGAAATTCCAACGACTTACACAGCACCCGATGTTTTTGACTTGCAATTCGTTCAAATCAACGACATTGTTTACATTGTACACAAAGATTATCCAGTTAGAAAGTTATCTCGCGTTGGAGCAACTAATTGGCAAATAGCCGATGTCGAGTGGGACTTCCCGCCGTTGCTAGATCCAAATGCAACAACCGATACCCTTACCTATACGGGCACAACAACCGTTGGGGCAAGTGGAACGCTAGCGAACTCTAACACGCTATTCGCCGGAACCTCTGATGATGTTGGGCGTTACTATGCCATCACGCACACCCGCGAGGCACAAAAGATTGTCTTCGATGACGCTGGTGGTGCTGGCGTGGCGGATGACGGACTAGATGCCGACATATCAGAGGGCGCCCATGCTGTTCCCGTTAAGGGCGCTTGGTCGTTAGTTACCGCTGGGGTGTGGGACGGGGAGTTAACCATAAGCAAGAGAGAGGTTGGAACGACTCCTTGGTTTGAGGTTTGGACCGGAACCAGTCGATACACTTCCTCTGGCGGCGCGAATTTTGCCATAAGTGGAACAGAAGACTTAGAAAATTACGAATATACGGTTTGGTTTCAACACGACACAACGGCTCCGGCTGATGCGTCCGTAAATTTCAATGTAGATTCGGTGGACATAACCGGAGTTGTCAAGATCACCACGCACAGCACTACATCATCGGCAACCGCTGAAGTCATAGTTGCCCTTGAGGCGTCTTCTTCCACGGTGGCGACCAAACTATGGACAGAGGGGGCATTTAGTGCAGTGCGCGGGTATCCGTCTGCTGTCACCTTCTTTGAAACACGCCTTATCTTTGGCGGGACGGACTACAGGAAGCAACAGATTTGGTTATCCCAAACGGACAACTTCGAGCATTTTGGGGTTTCAACTCCAGATATACTAGCAACGGATTCGATTACGTATCAATTATCCGCAGTCGAGCAAAACCGCATCAAGTGGATTCGGGCGCAAAAGTTCTTGTTAATTGGCACTGAGGGCGAGGAGTATTCCTTACGAGGTGCAGATGGAAATGCACTTAGTCCAACCACGCAACCACTAGCGACAATTGAAAGCACCGAGGGGAGCAAAGGCATACGTCCTACAATTGTAGGAGATTCGCTTTTGTTTTGGAGTCGAGACGGTAGAAAGCTCCACGAACTTTTATTCACAATTAGCGATGACGGATTTGGCACTTCGGATTTAACAAAGTTGGCCGAGCACATTACCGACCCAACGGTAGTGCAAAGCGCGTACACTCAAGACCCCTATCGGATTTTGTGGAGTGTTCGCTCGAACGGAACCCTTTTGGGCTTGGTGTACAACCGCTTAGACGAAGTAATTGCTTGGTTTACTCGCAACACGCTTGGCACCTTTGAGAGCGTTGAGTCGATTTACGGCGACCCAGAGGACGAAGTTTGGTTTGTAGTGAATCGCACCATCAACGGGGCAACCGTTAGGTACGTCGAGCGTTTTAGTTTCCGCCAAACCGCCAAAGAGGACATGCGGTACAGCGATTGCGGTACGGTTTATTCTGGCGTGTCAACAACGACCATAGGGGGACTTACTCACCTAGAGGGCGAAGAGGTTGTCGTATTGGCAGACGGAAACGTAGAGACTAACAAAACGGTTTCTAGTGGGCAAATCACCCTAGACAACGCATCAACCAAAGCAGCAGTTGGATTGGCATACGATTCGGAAATCGAAACCACCAAGATTGACGCTCCTGCGGGTGACGGTGTTAGCCGAGGAAAGCCCAAGCGCAGTACGCATGTAGTAATTGGATTCGACAACACCCTAGGGGGAGAGGTCGGCACTAGGTGGAATGAACCCAGTGGCGAAGAAAAGGAACAACTTAATGAAATTACATTTAGGGACACCGCAGATGTAATGGATTCATCCCCCGATTTGTTCTCCGGCGAGAAGATTTGGGAACTCCCAGCGGGCCACCAAAAGAACCCTCGCATAGTCTACAAGCAAACCCAACCTCTACCTAGTACAGTTTTGTACACAATCCCACAAATTACACCAAAGGGTCAATAATGTCCATACTTCAATCAATTTCATCCATAGGTCAAGGACAAGAGGCGGATAGGTTAGCTAAGCGCAACGCTTTAATTGATGAAGCGGATGCAAAGATAGCGATTGAAGATGCGCGCTCTGAAGCGTCAATAGAGCTACGACGGAGTTCGCGTATTCGTGCCGAGCAATCAGCTAGATTTGCGGGTAGCGGCATAGCCCCTGGAACTGGAACCCCACTACAATTAGCGGCCCAAGAGGTCGTGAATGCGGAGTTAAGGGCATCGAGCGAACTAAGGGCCGGAGCAATGGAAGCAAGTCGCCGGAAGCAATCCGCTGCGCTACACAGGCAACGAGGGAAGGCAGCCAAACGCGCGGGATTCATTGGGGCATTGACCCCATTTGCGGGAGACCTAAGAGCACTTGGCTCCAAGGCGTCTAAGGGGGCGCTTAGTTTACAATCAAATAGGGCATTAAGGAGCATCGAATAATGGCTATACCAACATCAGAACCACAGGCAGTATCGAAAGCCGGATCGGTTGGAGTACAACCGGACATAAACCTAGGGAGCAATGTCTTTAGGGCAATTAGCGGATTGGGCACCGCGATCAAGGCAAGTGCTGAAGAGGATAGGGTTGCTAGGGCAAAACGAGAAGCCGCGAATTTAAAGCTTGAAGAAGAGGCACAAAAGACGATTGATAAAACAGTTGGTTATCAAACCGATAGCGTTAATGAAGACTTGCGAGTGCGAATTGATGAAATCGTTAGAGACCCCGAAATAATGCACAAGCCCGACTTGTGGTTGGAGGCGGTCAACAAAGCAATAGAGGGTGATGAAGCGGCCTTTAATTCAGCGAAAGAGGGTGGTTCTAGGGATTCTATTGAAGCCGCTGACTTCGAGCGATTGGCAACCATTAGGGATATTAGATCAGAACTAAAGGGGCGTGTTGCCGAGCAAATAAACGAAAACAACAAATTAGCCGCAATACAAAGATATAATCAATTGGGTGAAACCCACCCTGACGCAGCAAAACACTTAATCAATGAAAACGATAGATTTTCCCCGAAGGAAAAGCAAGAACTCATTGAAGACCTAGATAAGAAAACATCCGATAGGGCTGCGATTCGAATAGAAAACACCCTAGAAACCCTAACCATTGACAACAATATAGAGGGATTAAGCGAACAAGCCGAGGCCATAGAGTCTGGTTCTGGGGAATACGCCAACCTAACGCCAGAAGAACTAGACAATCAGCGGAATATTGTTCAAAACAAGATAAACACTATTGAGACCAAGCAAGCCAAGGCATATTCTAGCTTTCTAGAAGGCATTGTCCAAACGGGCACATACAGTCAATTTGACTTCAATCAAGCAGTTGATGCGGGATTACTTACCGAAGAAGCGGCGGATTCATTGCAGAAAATGGTTTCAGGTCCAACGGGCGCCAAGGGTCAAATCGAGCTAAAAGACAGGCTCAACCGTCACAAAGAGGATAAGGCCAATGCACTTTCCTACGGAGTCCTAGAGGCTAAGATTAACAAGAATTGGCTAACGCCGTTTTCTGAAGGCGACAACCCCGCTATGTCGAAAAAGGATTTAACGGACATGGTTGCCGAAATTAGGGCAAGCACCGAATTAGGGATTGTCTCCAAGAACGTGTTAATCGCTAGAGCTATACAAGCATTTTCTCAATCATCTCTACAACAAGATAAAGAGGGTAATTTTTGGATTCCTACGGCATTTGAGGATGACCTATTAGGGGAAAGGTGGAACAAGCTAGATGAACCCGCGCGAAAAAAGCTAAGTGATTTTGGCGTAAAGGCGTCTAAACTCTTGAGCAAGTCCATACATACTCAATTATCTCTTGTTGGATTTGACGAAGAGGGCAAGCCGCTCAAGCAGGGATTCGATAGCGTAGAAGTGTTCTTTGATGACCTCGACGGCATTTTAGATGAAATGGAGTCGGGAAATCCAGCGAAGGCGAATCAAGAAATAGAAACTAGATTGGAATTTTACAAAACGGGCTTTCAGTCAGCAATGATACGGCAAGCGCTGGCTGGCCCATCTGAATAATGGGATTGGACATAGACAAGTTTTATACGAGCAAAGGAGAGCAAAACGACGTTCGTATTGATGACATTGAAGATAAAGACTTCCTTGCGGCACTCAACAAGGAACGCCTTCTTCAAAGCTACTCAACCCAAGATACGCTAGGGGACCAAGATTACGGCACCCTTTCGGCTTCGATGGGGTACAGTAGCAACGAAGAAGCCGACTTCGCTGCGATACAGGCCAACATTCAGGCCCGCAAGGAGTCCGAGGAAATGGCCCGCAATCGTTATGAAGAAAGCGGTCGTGCAAAGTCTTGGGCGGCAATGACATCCAACACTAAAGACATACCCGTTGTTGGAACAGCGGTTAGGCTCTTAGAGAAGTTTGACAAAATGGCAACCCTAATGGCTAGCTCTAGTGCGTCTATGGTGGCATCGGGTGCGATTGGTTTAACCGAACAAGTTGCGGCAAGCGGGTCGGTTGGAACTGGTGCCCCTGGGATTATTCGCAAAGACGGGAAAACCGCGCCAGAGGGAGCCAAGGAATTAGTGGCCCCGCTTCGGGCAATGGCCGATGACATTCCAGAGAACCTAGGGATAGACCCAGATTTAGCGGCAACTGCGCTAGGACAAACCCTTCAAGTTGCATCCTCTTTGGGTACTGGCTTCGTGGGGATTGCCACAAATCCCGCGTTGGGGTTTTCAATGTTTGAGGGGTTGGCCTTTGATGAAGCGGTTCGGGAGTACGATGCCCACGCGAAGAATCCAAACGCCGCCGATAGGTTGAAGTTCGGTCTTAGTGTAGCCCTTCCTCAATCGGCATTAGACTTTGCTATTGGAGGTGAAGCAACCTTCGCTAGAATTATTGCGGGCGCCAACCCAACAGTTCGCAAAGAACTCCTAAAGCGCTTAGCCTTTGGTATTCCCAAGGAAGGGTTCACGGAGGGGGCGCAAAAGGAAATAATGACTTTCATGGCGAACCGAGAGTTTGACCAAGACAGGGAGCACTTTGATGATGAATTTTTCCATTCTGTTTTATTAGGGATGGCGGGTGCTGGCGTAATTGGACCCATTGTGTCGCTGCCAACCATCGCTAATGCTAACACAAACCAAGTGCTCGACAATGAGAATTTTGGCAAGCAAGCGTTTAATACCATAGCAAAGACGCTCACCAAGGAAGAGTTCGTAGCAAACGCCGGAGACAACCCAGCGGCAAAGACAATACTAGAGGCTGCATATGATGGCGATGAAGGGGCTCAAAAGGCCGTCATGGACATCTTTGAGCAAGGCAAGGCCGAGGCAGAGACCAAGACCCCACCCAAGGCAGACAAAGAAGTTAAGCGATTGGTTGAGTCTATTGAAAAAATAGACGATGAGATCGCCGCTGCTACTTCTGAAATCGAACCCAATTTGGATGTTGTTGAGGATCAATTTGACATGCCATTGGCTACGAGTAACCCTAGAGATCCAAATGTAGATATTACGCAAGCCAATCAAGCTAATCGTAAAGTCGCAAAAGTTCATGCAGATTTACAGGCGGAACTCAGGGAAGTTTTAGATCAACTTGAAATATCAACAGAACCAAATGCTAAATTTGAAAAGGAAGCAGAGCTAACAGACGCCCAAGAGAGAACTGTTTCTAAAATACTAAATCACATTAGTGGTCAGGGCAAAAAACTTACCCCCAAGCAGTTTGCTGTCTTGAAGGAGCGCGTCCGTGGAGACAAGCGAGTGGAAGCCGCAATTGCTAAAGGTGCCCAAAAGGTCGAGCGCGCAGTTGCAAAAAAAGAAAGGGAGTTATTTGCCAAAGAAGAAAAGATTGCCAACCTCAAGGAAGCTAAGGTTGAAGCAATCAATAATCTCAAACACAACTTCGGCAAGAAGATCGACAAGTTACGGGATAACTTCGCCAAGAGGGTTGAGAAACTAAAAGAAGAAGCCAAACGCCGTAAAGTTGCCGATAAGGAAAAGTTCGTAGAAGAACGCCTAGATCTCATTGAGGCATCGCGTCAACTCCAAGAAATGGTTGATTCTCTGCCCGTGTCTATTCGCGGCAAGTTTAAGGGATTCGCCAATTTAAGCAAAGTAAAGACCCTCAAGGGCAAAGAGTCCTTCTTGGAACGCGCCGCCGAACGGGTTAACAAGTTATTCGATGCTGAGTTTCGCCGTAACAAGAGGTCTAAGCTAAACGACACGATACGCCGCAACACCAAGGGCTCCTTTGAGAAGAGGACAAAACGCATTGGTAACGAAGCAGCAGACATTTTTACGGAGATTAAGGCCATTGGCAAGCGTGATTCTCTTGATAATCTCCAACGCCTAGAAGAGTTGTTGGAAGAACCCAACATGAGCGAAGAGAAGGCATTGGCTCTCAAGACCATCTTTAGCGTGTTCAACAACATTAAGGGCGCGGATGCGAAACGACTCAATCAAGCCCTTGCTATTGCCGCTCAAATAGAGCAAAGTGGATTAGATTTCCGCAAGAAGTTTAAGAAAAAAGAAGCCAAGAGGTTAGAAGGAAAGCGACAGGTTGTGATTGATGCAACGGTTGGAGATAAGGGAATCCTAACCGAGAAGGAACTCAAGGCCAAGGAAGAGAAAAAGGGCTTCGTTAAGAAGGCAATAAGCAATGCAAATGATTGGGCGTTCAACCGCAATGACGCCCTAGAACAACTTTTAGAGAACATCCGAACCGACAAGGGTGAGCGTTTTGAGGGGGATTTACACGATGCATTTACGAAAATGGCGTTCGATGCAACCCAAGAGTTTCACACTCGACAAGGTAAAGATTTCCAAGAACTAGGGGATGCCATGTTTGAGATATTCGAACGTGATGGGAAAACCAAGAAGCAAGCTCAAAAAGCAATGGGCGACTTCGAAACCACGAATGACAACCACGGCATAAAGTTCGCGCCCGAAGGCGGGCAAGTAATTGATGTTCCCCTTACTAGATGGGAAGCCGTTCAGCTTTGGATGTGGCGTCAAGACCCAACTCTTCAACCCTCCTTCGAAACTATGAAGTGGGGGGAAGACACGGATGCCAAAGTAGAGGATTACATAGGCGATGCCGGAATAGCCGCTGGGGAGAAAATGCTCGAAACCTACAAACGCATAGGGCTAGAGGTTAACGAAGTCCTCTTCGGTATTGAAGGCCGCAAGCTCGCCTTGGTGGATAATTACTCTCCCGCATTCAAACACGCGAAAGGAAAAGAAATCGACCTTGACGAAGCCCTTGACATGGACACTTTAATTCCCGCATGGGAGGGCAACAACTCGCTTAAAGAGCGCACTAAAAACAAAAACGCCCTACGGATAAACGGTGCCCATCGAGCATTCGAGAAGCACGTTTCCGATATGAACCACTACATGGCATTCGCCCGTATAGCCAAGGACATGCGCAACACCTTTAAGGATGCAGATGTTCGCAAGGCCATAAGACAAGTCACTGGTGGAACATCCGTCTTGAACCTCCTAGATGGGCAAATAGATGACATCATTCGGGGAAGCCTAGATCGCGTAAAGGTTGACACTATGATGAATCAAATAATAGGCAATCTCGCGGTGTCCAAGATAGCACTCAATCTTTCCTCTGCCCTAAAGCAATTGGGTAGTGTTCCCGCCTATGCTGACGGTATGCCCGCTGGGGTGTGGCTTGCCGAGTTTTCTAAATTCTTCTTAGACGTTCCAGGAAACTCGAAAGTATTACTAGAGTCGGAGTACATGAAAAACCGCCTTCGGACCTCTCACGACAGGGATTTGCGGGCAGTTGTTTCATCCAAGAGCTTCGCTAACGAAATAGCAGGTGTTCGTAACATTCGGGACAAGCTAATGGTTCTTACTCGAATGGGGGATGCTGGAGCAATTCTCGCTGGGGGATACCCTGTTTATGCCCACACTAAGGCGGAGGCGCTTAAAGCGGGCATGTCTCCCGAAGCGGCCCACGCCGAAGGGTTGCGGAAGTTCAGCAGAGCAACCGATAGGGCACAGCAATCCGCAGAGATTATGTCTAGGGGGTACTGGCAACGCGGTGGGTCTACTCACAAGCTGTTCACAATGTACATGACCTCCCCTATCCAGTATAACCGCATAATGATTGGGGCCATTAAAGCCGCTGCCAAGGGAAGAATTTCCAAGAAGCAAGCCCTTAAAAGCGTGTTTATTTACCACGTCCTGTTGCCGCAAGTATTTACCGCAATGGCATCTATGGGAATCGGGGCGTTTAGCGAAGCGGAAGACGATGACAAGCTCAACAAGTTTTGGAAAAGACAGCGAAGCGCGTTGGCGATTGGTAACTTCAATTCCGTCTTTCTTGTTGGAGATGCCTATGAGGCCATAGTTAAAGTCTTTAGTCAAAACGCATCCGTTTTCGAGCAAGAGGTTTCTCTCCCGATTATGGATCAATTTCAAGACTTCGTTAAGGCGGCGCAACACATAGACGATGGCGAGGTTTTGGAATCCGCCGACGATCTAATGAGCGCTCTTATGTCTTTTGGTGGATTGCCCTATGATCCAGTTAGGGAAAACATTGAGGGGGCATGGGAAGCCGCTACCGGAGAAACGGACAATCCAGTTATGCGCATGATGGGATTCTCTGATTGGGCACTTTTAGAAGAAAAGGAAACCAAGGGAACATCCACCCGTAAACGTCGTAGAAATTACAAATGATCTAATCCTTAATGAGACTCGTTCTCAATAACCCCAACTAAAATGACCCCCGAAGAATCGAAAATGCTAAAAGGACTCCACGACGCAGTTTGCGGCGATGACGAGTATAACAATCCAGGTTTAATTGCCAATCAAAACGAACTCAAAAGAAAGGTTCATGCTTTGGCGACTTGGCGCACTTGGATGACGGGCGTTTTCGTGGGGGTAATGGGGGCTCTTTCGACCTATTTGAAAGTTAAACATTAAAATAGTTCATTTTAAGCTTGACAAAGACAGCTTAATGAGACAGTGTCTCAATAGTTTATGAAAATATATCCCATTGTACGACTCGCTAGAGCACAATGGAGCCCTTGCTCTGTTGTTGTAAGGGGGTGCCCGTGATACACGATGCAGTAATTTCACCTAGTTCTTTAGTGGACAAGAACGGGGTTCCGCTTGACACAACGGGTGGCGGAATAAACATAGGGAACACTCCGTTAACCGTTTTTGGTGAAGCACTTGTGGGGCAACTAACCCCCGTTTTCCAAGGCACGTTTGAGTACACGGTAGACAACGAGGAGTTAACCACGACCACGGTTGCCAATGGCGGCACAGTAACCCAAGCAACGGGGCTGGCCCTTGTGGGAACCTCAACGACTACGGCGAGTACGGCCCTCTTGCAATCGAAGCGACACGCGCGTTACCGAAGCGGGGAAGGCGGGATGTCTCGCTTTACGGCAATCTTCACTACTCCGGTTGCCGCAACGGAACAACTCATAGGGCTAGCCGGAGAGTTAGGCAGTTCGGTTGCGTTCAAAAACGGGTACATGATTGGTTACATTGGGACAACTTTTGGGTTCCATCGCTTTCAAAATGACACGATTACCACTACCCCCCTCGCTAGTTGGGATGACCCCCTAGACGGAACGGGCGCGAGTGGAATGACCCTAGACAATACTAAGGGCAATGTGTGGCAGATTCAATTTCAGTATTTGGGGTTTGGAGCAATGGTTGTTGGCGTGGAAGACGATTCTACTGGGGCATTTGTGGAGGTCCACAGGGAGAACTACGCTAACCAAAACACAACGCCTACGGTTTACAACCCGAACTTTCACCACACCATTTGGACTAACAACAAGGCTACGTCGAGCGACTTGGTTCTTAAGTCGGCTAGTTACGCATTCTTTATAGAGGGTAAAACTAAGTATCAAGAAATCCACCAACCCCAACAGGTAACGGGCGAACAACAAAAGACAAGCGTTACTACCGAAACTGCGATTTTCACAATTAGGAACAAAGCCACGTATGCGTCTCAAACTAATTACGTTGACTTAATAGTAGAAGCGGTATCGGCATCAATTGAGTCTAGTAGCGCTAACAACTTAGGCAAGGTTCGGTTGGTAAGAAACGCTACCCTAGGCGGCAGTCCGTCATACTCGGACATAAACGCCTCGGATTCAATTGTGGATATTGACACGTCGGGCACTACGGTTACGAGCGGGAAAGAGTTGTTTTCTCTTCCGTTGGCCGGAAAGAACGACAGAGACAACCTAAACCTAATTCCTTACGAAATCATTTTAGCGCCAGGGGAGACGATAACCCTAGCTGGCAGTAGCGCGAACTCCTCAACCATTAACGCTGCCTTGCTATGGAAGGAACTCTTTTAATCTAACAATCAATCAACATGGGAACAAAAAAAGCATATACATTACTAAGCGGGGCAACCGGAACTGGTGCTGGTTCAGCGGTTAACGTAGGACAATATCAAAAGGCGGGATACTTCGAGGTGAATACCACTTCGGGAACAGCGGCCTTTACGATTGCCCTCCAATACAAGAGCCCAACTTCGGGGTCGTGGGAGTCATTCCATTCCGAAGCGGTAACAACTAGCACCGATGATCCGTTAATTGTCAAGCTCGCGGAGTTCCCTTGGGACAACGTTCGGGCAAACATTACGGCCTATACTTCTGGTACGGTTTCCGTTTGGGCGCAATTCGTTTAGTTTAGATGGCAACTGTAGTCGCAAACAGAATCACTAGTGCGAGCAGAATCACGAACGCCAATAGGATTACTAGCGCTTCGTCTGTTCCCGTTAGTGGGCTTTATCTAACTTGGGCAAATGTAAACTCCGAGTTGGTTCGAGCGGCTACAGAGAACGGTCACTTGGCCGACATGAACGGCATGAGCAATTACATATTCCACGACGCAGCGGCCTTTAATCTCGCGGATGGGGCGGCATACAATGCGGCAATATCGGCAGAAACCCTTGCTATATCCGACATGGACACTTACGCAGCAGCATACACACCATAAAATGAAAAAAACACTACCATTCTTGGCGTTATTGCTAGCGCCTTATACCTTTAGCCAAACCCCCACGCAGGACCAAACCTACGACAGCGAGTGGGTTGGGGCCGTAACGACGGAGTTAACCATCGCAACTGGTGCCGTTACCCTAACGGCAAGGCTAAACGTCTTCAAGATAGACACCGAGGGTGATGCGGCGAGCGATGACCTAGACACGATTACCCAAAGTGCTACGGTTCAATCAATCCTTCTCATTACCTCGGAGAACTCAGCTAGAGATGTTGTCTTAAAGGACGGAACCGGAAACCTAAACCTAGGCGGAACAGACATTACCCTTGGGGTATCCGAGGATGATTGGGTGGAATTGTTTTACGATGGCACCGAGTGGAATCTTTATTCAACGCCTCAGTGGTTGTTAGACAGTCACGGGACAAGCATTAGCACCAACACTACGGACATTGCGACGAACGTTAGCAGTATTTCGACCCTTGATACAGACAAGATGGAAGAATACGGCAACAAGGGATTGATGACGGTTGACCCCGATAACCTCAATTCTCCGGCAATGACTGCTGATATTACGTTGACTAATACCACAGTTGACACTGCACCTGGGGCACTCTCTAAGGGCAGACAATACGTTACTTCAGATGCGGATACCTGGGCAGTAATCCTTCCGAGTTCGTCTACTTATCCTAGGTTCATTTGGAATAAGGACTCAACCAATTCGGTAGACATAGAAATTTCCGGTTCAGGTACGGTTCAAGCGGTTTTAGAACCCGATGCGATTGCGTATTGCGAGTACATCTTAGCCGATGCAGCTTGGGATATTGAGGTAATCGAGCCCTATGCTAAATCGAACGTCATTACCAAATCTGCAAATTACACCATCGGAACCGACACGACAGAGGAAATGTACGGTGGTTACTTCCGAGTTACTTCTGCGGCAACAATTACAGCTCCGGCGGTTCTTGACGGAATGCACTTTACTATTAAAACCATAGGAGCAATTGCGGTGTCAGCAGACGTTAACGCATCAGACTTGCAAGTGCTTGACGGAGTTGTCTTGGACGATGGGGATAAGGCAACCAATACTTCAACAGCTGGTGACGTTATCACATTCGTTTCATTGGATGATGGGACAGGATGGGATTCTACTTCGAACTCTTGGACAGACGATAGTTAATGAAAAGGCTTTTTGCATTTCTACTTCTATTGGCAATCCCGTTTAATTGCGGGAATGTAACGATAGACATTACACGAGTCATTGCTCGAAAGAATGCGATTACTACTACGCCTCCTTCGTGGTCCGATGGGCAAAAGGACGTTGCCTCGAACTCAACCAGTTGGGACACGACTTATCCAGCAGCCGTAGAGAATAACGACATTGCTCTTGCGTATTTCCAAACGGAAACTCCAGGCAACGCTACGGGAACGCCTCCTAGCGGTTGGACAAAGCTAGATGAAACAGATACTAGCGATGCCACCACGGTTATTTATTGGCGTCGATGCGACGGTACAGAGGATGCGCAAGTAGACACTTGGACTAGTCTTTGGGATGCCGGAGAGCGAGGGGTGTCTTTTATTGCTACGTTTAGCGGATGCGTTACTTCGGGTTCGCCCATTGATGCTTCTGATTATTCGTCTTCGGCAAGCGGAACCTCCAAGAGCCTAGGGGCAATCACAACGACTACGGCGAATACGCTTATTGTTGCAGCGATGGGAACAGACCCAGGATCTTCGGGGCAAACTTGCGCTTGGGATAGTCCGGCTACCGAAAGAGTAGATAGCGACATTACGCCTTCGGGTGACAATGGAACGCTTGGTATCGTTTGGATAGCAACAGCCCCAAAGGTAGCGGCTGGCTCGCAAACAATCACGGCAACGCTTTCGGCTTCTGAAGTCGTTGCGGAATCTCTAATAGCTCTTTTACCGGAATGAGATCAATAATTTTAGTCATACTTTTTTCAACTGCCCAGTTGTTTGGAGCAACCGGAGAGTTGCCAACAAGCGTTGGAACACCCCTTGAGGCCGCTAACGATACTCAGTTAACGACCGAGCTAGGCAATGCAACTGCGGGTCAACATATCTTACTTACTGGCTCAAGTTATAGCACTCACCGAACATTAGCCGATGGCATAATGATAATTGGAGATCCGGCGAGCGCCCCAGACATCAATGGGGTTTACACGCTTTCGGGTGATGACTCTTGGGTGTGGGGTTTAGATTTCGATCACAACACGGGCTCGGTCATTGTTTCGGGTGATAGGGCGAATGTCCAAAGATGTTATTTTTCAAACGCTACCAATCGCTCTCCGGTTCGGGTGCAAGATGGTGATGATGTAGTTATTGCCTACAATGAGATTGATAATTGGGGTTCCACTGGGACGTGTGGAGCTTATCAAGGGATCACTGTTACAACTCCTTCATTGGGTTCAACTGATGGGGCAATCCGAATCGAGGTAGCGTATAATTACCTACACGATCAAGTTGGATATAATCCAGAGTCGTGCTCAAATGATGCTGAGTTTATTCAGATTGGACAAACGGGCACAGGTGGCAGGGCGCAAAGCAATGCAGGGGCATACGTGCATCATAATTATGTCGTGAATTGTTTAGGCGACAATGAAGGGATGGGGGTTAAGTCTTCAAATGGAGCATTCGAGTACAACCACTTTGACAATGTTCGAGGATTCAATAACCGCTTCGGGAATGATAATACATTTACTGGCAACCGAATGGAAAATGTTCTAGGGGGTGGACGCACAAATCGAGGCGGATTGAGAAACCTATCGTTGGGTGAAGTAACGGATGGGCCTATGCAGGCCGAAGGCGGGACAATGGAAGGCGATGACACTTGGCCTGGAGGGACTCAATACTTTCGTTCTGATACTACCAAATTTATAGGAACAGAGGCCACCGGAGGCATTCATGTTGGTGTAACGACAAGCGCAACTTGGACACTAAACGCCCTTGATACGTTGGTTCAAGATACGTCTTCGACTGTAACGACAGGAACAATGGAGACCAATACTACCGACGATTCCGCCGGAGCCCCATCCCAGTCCGTTCCTACGGCTATAACGCTTACGACGGCAGACGTTGGCCCATTGGCGGATAATGAATCGTCTAGTGGCAGCGTATCGCTAACAGGAGAGACGAACTTCGGCTACGCGATCAAGTCTAGCGAGACGGTAGATTCGACCATTACAATTTCAAACAACTCAGGGGTTGCGGTATCCGGTTCGATAACTGGGGTATCGGCTCCGTTCTCAATCATCTCAGGCGGGACTATAACTAGTCTTGCGGATGGTGCCAGTCAAGAGCTTGTTCTTAGATTTACGCCTACGACGGCAGCTCAATCCAATCAAACGATAACGGCAGACATTACAGCTGGAACCGATTCGACTTTAGATATAACGGGTGTCGGAGTGACTCTCTTGGTAGGGCTTGGACCTCACGATGCAGACGTAGGAGTGATTGTATCTCCGTTGGTCGATCAAGGCGATTACATCAATCAGCCAGCTTATACCCATCTATCTAAAGATGGAGGGATAGCGGCATACGCTGTAACCATAGCGACTTCCGGTTACTACACGATCACGCTTAACGTAGATGCTGCCGATACGTCTACCAATTCATATTGGATTTCATTCGATGGAGATCCGGCGGAAACCGACATCTCGGATATTACTAGCTTCACAACTGGATTCGAGAACAGAACGGCGAACATTAGGGGAACCGGAACCTTCGATGCGCCAGAGTTTGTCCCCAACGAGTGGTTCTTATCAGCGGGAACCCACACCTTAGTCTTTAGGGGCAGGGAAAGAGAGTGTGACCTAGACCATTGGACAATCGTTTTGGACGCTGCCCAACAAACTTCTACCTCTGCGAATCGGGGCCAATCAGTGAGGGCAATAGTTGCGCAATGAAGTGGTTGGTCGTATTTCTTTTTACCTCCATTGCGTTAGGCGCCCCATCGTTGGAGGTCTTTTGGACGGACAACTCTGACAACGAAAACGCCTTCTTGGTTGAACGTAAGGTGGGTACGGGGAGGTTTGTGTTATTGGACGCCGTAAATAGAAACGTCACCAAGTACGTAGATAAAGGAGTGAAGTACAACGTGTTATACACTTACCGCATACGTGCTCGCAGGGAAGAAAGGTTTAGTCCTTATTCGAACGAAGCCAAGGCAACCGTTAGCGAAGACGGCGAAGACAAAATAAACGCTCCAACGGGGCTAGGAATTAGAATAATCAAATGAAAAATCCACTAAACGATAATAAGGGAAACTTCTCTAGCACTAGAGTGGGCATGATGCTTTGCGTTATGTCGGGGTGTTACATTGCAATTGCTGGCCTGCACTTGGGGTCGAACCTACTAGAGTTAGCCCCTATGTCTTTGGGGTTAATCGGGGCGGGCTTTACGGCTAAGGTTTCGCAGAAACACGCAGAAAACAATTCGTCTGAATAATCAACCAATCATCGCATGTCAACAGGAACTAGTTTAAATAGAGCGCAAGTCAATGGGGCTGGAGCCGCAACGCCGATTGCATTTAACCGCAAGGTCTTTGCCGCAACGGACATCGTTGGCGAAGAGGAAATTGTTGCCACGGGGGTTGTTCGGGACTTAGTGCAAGGAACAGACTTTAGCGTTACGGGAGCCGGAAACACAAGTACGGGTGTTACAATAACGCCCCTTATCGTTATACCCTCTGGCAATAGGTGGACATTTTGGAGCGAGCAAGCCAACACGCAAAACTCTGTTTACACGGAAAACGATAGGTTCCCCGCTAAGACCACGGAGTATGCGTTAGACAAAGTAACCATTGGGGTGCAAGATAACGAGCGCGTGGGAGAGCTAGCCTTGCGCTATCCCGATACCGAAGAAATCGGAACCAATACGCAGCTTCCAACTAAAAGCGTTCGGGCAAATACCGCGCTTACTTTTGACGCAAACGGGGAGCCTAGCTTTTCACCCGTTGGTAGTTCTGCAACCTCTGCGGTTCGTCTTGCCGAAAGCGTGGCAACTGCGGGGCAAACAGTAATTGCCACACCGTCACATACAACGGGGATAAACAACGTTTCTATTTATATAAATGGGGCCAAGCTGTTAGCGACTGATTTCGTTGACAGTACAAGCACGACCGTTACCCTAGACGAACCCCTTTTCTTGGGTGACACGATTAGAGTCGAAGTAAATGAAGTCCAAGATGTGCTTTCTAGTGTTGCCGCTGGGTCGGTTTCCTTTACTCAAACCGGAACGGGTGCCGTTGCAACCAACCTTCAAGCAAGGAACGAAGAAAGGGTTTCCGTAAAAGACTTCGGAGCAACTGGTGATGGGACCACGGATGACTCAGTGGCGATACAGCTCGCTATAGATGCCGCTAATTACGGTGAACGTAGCTTACGCATACCAGCGGGCGAGTATTACATCGGCACGACCTCATTGGTTATTAACGGCCCAATCCGCATTTATGGTGAAGGAATGGGGCAAGCGTATGCTGATAGCTTTGGAGCGCTTTGCACGACTATTAGATATGTAGGAAGCGATGCAGCAGTAAAGATAAACACGGGCATTAGCAAGAGTACCCTTGGATTTGTGCTAGAAAACATTTCTGTTAGCGGTTACGCCACTGGTACGGCTACTGCCACGGGTTCTTACGGTATTCGTTGCGGTGCTGATACGGGAAGCAACCTCGCGGCACAGGGGCAAATGAGAAATGTACGCTGCGAGGGATTCACGGTTGCTAACTTGCACTACATTAATGCACAAGGGATTGAGTGCTATGATTGTCGTTGCCAATTTGGAACCGGATCTGGCTTGCTCATTGAGGGAGGGGCAACCAGTGGCGGTGGCAACCGTTCGAATGGATTTACCCATTGCTTATTCAAGCAAAACAAAATCGGTGTTTCGCTCCATGAGGGGGGAAATATTCGATTTTCCTTGTGTCACTTTGAACAAAACGACGAAGAGGGAGTGCATATTCAGCGGCAAGCTTCAAGCGGTTCGTATTCCTTTAATGATTTTTACTTCGACCGTTGCCACATTGAGAATAATCAAGACGACCCCAATACGGGTAGTGCTTGGGCTACATCTACAGCTTATGTTCGTGGGGATTTTGTTAATGAATCTAGCTTGCTTTATAAGTGCGTAACCGCCCATACCTCAGGAACCTTCGCGACGGATCTCGCTGCGGGCGATTGGATTTTAGTCAAGTATGCGGCACAGTTTTTGATCGACACATCCCTTAATACGTCAACGGGTGGGGCTCGCGTTTTTATTGATGGGGGGCGCTGGATTGCCCAAGGAACCGAGGCAAACGGAATTAGGAGCAATAGACTTTGGGTTTGCAATCACGGTACATTGGTAAAGACTCACGCTCGACCTAATTTGTTTTCTTATCCAGAGGGTGCCGTTGAACCTTCCGAGGACAATCAAAGCGCAGTCATTCGGGTTGTTGACAATTTTGATCCTTGGACAACTGCGGCGACTCCCACCGCTGGCAACAAGCGTCCAATCACGGGTGCTAGTGTTGAGGATTTTTGGTCTATGCCATACGGGGGGGCGGATACTGGCGTTGGGAACGCTTCGGTTCTTACTGATTCCGGCCAATCTTGGACAACCGATGAATTGGTTGGGTACACCGTTAGAAATATAACCGATGGTTCCGAGGGGTTAATTACCGCGAATACAGCTACGGTGGTTACTGCCACTCTTTCGGGCGGAACCGATGACGATTGGGATGTAGATGACTCATATGTTATTATTACATCCGGTGGCGCGATGACATATGAGCACGAAAACATTGGAACGGGGGACCGCTATTGGGGCACTAACGAAGATGTTTACCTGGTTAATTCCTCCAATGCTTCAAACATCTTTCGTGGTGGGTTTTCTTCTTACACCGATGCCGCTGCGGTTGGATTTTCCATAGACGGTGACGGAAAGATATTAAACAACCAAATGAGCGCCAACACAAACACCCCATCTGGAGCAACGGCATACGAAATGCCCCTATACAACGTAAATGGCACACTATTGGGGTACGTCCCTATTTACGGATCTCAGTGGTAATAATTTAACCCAATAACAATGGCAGAACAATCCAACAACAGAAAACTAGGCAACAAAGCAACCGAATGGGTTAGTGTTAAGTCATTTGGGGCCACTGGTGATGGGGTCACAGACGACTCAGCGGCGATACAGGCAGCCCTAGACGCCCACGATCATGTTTATATCCCCAATGGAACCTATTTGGTTAAAGACCTTTCATTAAACTCTTTCCAAATATTAGAGTTTGAGTCTGAAAACGCTATATTCAAGGGCGTTATCTCAACCGACGATGTTTTTTCAACAACGGGATCTTTGGCTAGAATTAGAATTTTCGGGGGCACTATAAGGGATTGCGGGAAAGGTTGGTATCACACTGGAAACTCAGCCCTTGCTTCTTGCTCTATTCATAGAACCGTTTTCCGTGACTGCACGTATGGGAACGACTTATCCACTGCGGTAAACTGCATTTGGGATAACGTCCAATTCGGAACCAATGGAGGGGCGGATAACATAGATTACGGCCTTTACTTCCGAAGCGACGGTAGTGGACAAACCAATGCCAACCACATCCGAGAGTGTGTTTTCTTTTTCTTCAAAGAAAAGGGGATAACCTTTGAGGATTCTACCATTTCTAAGGGTGGAAATGATATTAGTGGTTGTTGGTTTGAGGATAGTACGGGTATCCCTATTTATGTGGGGGGCGGAACCAAGCAGTTAAATATTCACAACACTTGCTACTTTGAAACCAACGGGGGAACATCTAAACCTGATATTAAAATCGAAGCGGTTTTAGCTGCAATAAATGAAATACATATTGATGGCAATGAGTTCGCCACTCCCAACACCGACCAAACCGAACGCATTGAGTGTATAGGAAATGCCTATTTTGATGCTAGAGACAACTCTGTAACGCTCTCTACGGGTGATGTTTTTGCAACATTTGCGGGTGCGTTTGGAAATCACTCTAAGCTATTTGATAACTACCTTAATGCCACTGGAGCGGGTAGTTATGAGTCTCGGTTGTTTACTAGTTCGGGAAGCGATTTAGTTTCTTGGTCGGTTAGTGTGGGTTCTGGTTTCGTAACAGAAGACACTAGACCTCACTCTCACCTAGAGGGTGGTGAGTCGTTTGCAGTTTACACCCTAGCTAACGACGCCACCCCAAGCGTCGAGGGAATGAAGCTCTGCAAGACTGGGGGCACCACAACTATTACCGACTTCGATGATGGAAGGGTTGGCCAAACTATATCAATTTTATCTGAACACGCCGTTACAATAACGGATGGAGCGCCAATAATCCTAAACGGGTCTGCTAACTTCGTAATGGCTGCGGCTGACACCCTCACACTTACTATGTTTAACGACCAAATATGGCAAGAGGTTTCAAGAACGGTTAACCTCTAAGTCTTATCGTAATCATGTCCTAACGTACACGCCGCTATTGTCCCTCACTGAGACCTTCTCTATGAGGGAATCGCGCTTGAGTTCTGTGAATCTACCTGAGATGTTGTTTAGGCCCGTGTCCAAAATGGAGGCGGCCTCTCTGCAACTTAATCCCCATTTGCTTTCCCCAATCATGTAAAGGATTTCTTCACGCATCCTTGCTTTGGCTCCAGACTCTTCTATTCTCCTATTGGCCTCTTGGCTTTGTTCGTTCCCTCCATGTCGAGAGCTGCAAACATCCCATAGGCCCATTTGTATAGATTTGTTCATTATGTTTTGTTGTTTAGCTTCTTAAATAACTTAATCCTTTGTTCTTCGTTTCGGGGAGCAAAGGCTAGTGGTATCCCCAAGTCGTGCTCCATTTGTTCAAGGCGTTCCTTTTGCTCCTTGGCGTTGAGCTTCTTAAACTCAATTAGTTCGCTCTTGCGCTTGGATGGGTGCCAGTCTGCGTTTCTGTATTTCTCTAGCTGCTCTAGTGAAGCATCCCCCCAAACGTAATCTGATACCGCTGGAAATGAAAAATGAAAATCAGTCCAACTCGTACCCGTTCGCACCCTCGCATTCTCTAGTTTACCAATGGCTATATTGCACCAATTGCAAATGACGCCACGCACTTTGTCCTTGTAGGGCTTCATGTGGGCGTGGTCGAGGCATGGCTTCTTGCAATCTTGTCCACAGAATGCGCATTTCCCGCCCTGTGCTTTTAACATCTCCTCTCTGTATTGTTTTAATTCACTTTGTTTTAATTTCCTCATAAGACATTCAGGGTTTTGTAATGAATTTGTATATGTTTTTCTTACAATCTTGCCCACAAAACGCACACTTGCCCCCTTGTTTTTCCAGCACTTCCTCGCGATACTTGGCTATTTGGGGTTGTTTAAGTTTTTCATATCCTATCGTACTTAATTGCTCCATATACCCTATCGGCAATCAACCACCCGCATCAAGGGGCTACGTCCTTGTGCTCTGCGTTAATTTTTATCATTTTCTTCCTCAGATAGGTTGTGTAGGGCCGTCTCTGAGAACCCTCGCAGAACAGACACGTCGCCCTTGGCAAAGTAAACTATCTCCGACACCCCATCTTGCTCTTTGGTTATCCCCATGATTAGCAAGTGGTCATGTAGCTCGCTTGCCGTTGCTATTGTGTGTTGCAATAAATCATTCATAAATCCATTTCCTTTTGTATGCACATTCCCGCCGCCACTCCTAGGAATATAAGAATAAAGAAAAGCGGAAACAATTCCCTTGGTCCGTGTTTTTTAAAGGAACCGTCATCAAAAATAGCAACGACTCCTAGCATTGTTGTATATATCGTTAGTAATAATAATGGCATCATAAATCCCTTTCCCTTTCGGCTTCACTGACTAATTCTTCAACGGTTTGCCACCCGTCTTTTATGCGTTCAATCATGTCGGTTAGGTCTAAATCGGGGTATTTTGCAGAAACCGCCCCGTTTATTTCGGTTCCCGCAGGCCAACTTGGGTCGGTCCTTCCCCCGTTTTGAGCAGGGTATGGGTCGTGGTTTACTTCAATTTCTAAACCCCATGCTTCGATTTTCGTTAACATAATTCGTATTGTTCCTCCTTGGGTATTTGTATTCGGTCTTGTACTAAGTTATCCGAGTGAAGCAGATTCCTACTCAATGTCAAGCGTTTTAGTGATTTAATTCGAGAAAGTGCAACGTATAGCAATCCAGGCGCGAAGGGTTTCCCGTTCCCTAGCATCAAATGAACCCTCTCTAGGGTGCTTCCTTGCGAGCTATGCACCGTCATGCAATACCCCAAGCGAACCGGATATTGCTTGAAAGATCCCGTAACGACATCTATTGTGTTGCCGTCTTCGTCTATGTCCTTGCGAATGGCCTCGGACTTTTTGGGCTTAATGTAAACCTCTACCCCGTCATCCAACTGGACTATGAGGCGACTGTATTTGTCTAGCCCCCAAAACGTACCCGCTTGGCCATTGACTAGGGTTTGCATGTACCCCGCTACGGTTCGCTTGTCGTTGGTCTTAATGACTATTCTACACCCTTCTTTTAGCCTAAGCGTGTCAGGAAATGGGGGGTCTTTGTCGTATTTCTTATACGAACCCACTCTAGTTGATGTAAAAACGTACTCCTTTGAGTCCAATCGGTTTAGCATTTCGTCATTGACTTTGTGCATTACTCGCCGCCAAGGGGTCAAGACCGTCGCCTTAGGGTGGCATTTAACCGTAACGTTATGGTTTAATGCTTCTAGGTCTTTGTCCGTTTGCGTACCCACACGAATGCGAGAGAGGATTAACCCGTCAATTTTGTCCTCTTGACGGTAAATCTTGGACATTGTGTATCGTTTAAAGGTTGTCATGCCGGAAGATCCCGCAGTATTGCGGATTCGTTGAACCCAAATGGCTCGGTGTATCCTAGTTTCTTTAAAGATGCGGTTTGTTTGTCATCGGCTATTGATGAAAGTTGCCCGCAATCGCCAAAGAGTGCCACTTGTACTCCCCCAAAGGCCAATCGGGGTTGTTTTAAGGCATCTCGGAGGGCTTTATCTATGAAGTCGAAATGATCGCACCTAATCATTCCCACTTCGTCTAAAATGAGCAACCGAATCGCCTTGAGGGTTTCAATTTTGGGACGAATCTCTGTGCCTTTTTGTCTCCTAGCGAAAAACCTAGTCTCTTTCTGTCGGGCTCGGATTGTCCCCACGGAAACGTCCCTAGCTGGGTCGATTGTCCCCAAGGTGGGTATCCCAAACAAAGAATGAATGGTTACGCCGCCTACAATGCTAGCGGCTT